GATATCCGCGAGACAAGAATTATTGTCGGAGAACAGGGCGAGCGTCTTACGCGGGTAGAAGAGTCTACAAAGCAGGCACACAAACGCATAGATGGCATCGAGGACAGACTCGGAAAATAAAAAAAGGGCGCCGTTTGGCGCCCTCGTTTTTACCCTTTTATATACCTGTACTTGTATGCCCACTCAACTACGTCGTGACTTGTCCAGCAACTTTCTGGCGAAATATAGTCTGAAAGCGCCCCATAGTTACACTTGTAGTATTCGATAGCCTCCTGTCTGCGAGCATCATATGCTCCGACATGGCAGATTAGCGACCGCTGAGCTTTGGCAAGATCTTCTTTTGCCTGTTCCTTGTCTGGGCCTTCTGGATATAAGTCTAATACGTCTCTTTTTATTATTGCCGTACAAACAGCATCGGCGAGCTCGACTTGTGCACGAGTAAGTTCAAGACGTAATGATTCATATCGCCCCGCTTGGTAGTTGGGTTCTTTGTTCTTCTTCTTAAACATGGGCTATTACGGCATCTTGTCTATCTCGTGCTGCAGATAAAACAGCGCTTTGGTGAGATCTTCTTTGCGCGTATTGGGGTCTTTCTTTCCTGCTCTCGATATGTACTTCACAACATTACCGAGGCAGAAGTCGAGTTCCCAAGCGTCTATGACCTTGATCGCTTCGTACGGATTGTTTTCTCCGCCGTAGTATTCGGGATGATTTACGTTATCCATAGTTTTGCTCCTTATATTTTTAAAACCTTATGATAGTCTGTGATCCACTGTTCGAACACTCCGGGAACCTCAGCAAACTTTCCGTTGTCAAGCTTCTTCATTTTTGGAAGCTTTTCGTGGGCTGATATGTAAATCATATCGCCGGGACCGAGAGGGCATTCGTTGAAAATGGTGGATACTTTTTTCTGCCCGCCCTTGTTATAGTGGGTAGAATGAATTTTGAATTTCTTTACTTTTCCGCTTCTCAAACCATACAAAAGTACAGTTGGAGTGTACTTCGTGTCCACCGAGAGTACAGTTGCATATCGCGGATCTTCTTCAGGGTTCCTATATAAGATATACCCGAGGACTTCTACCTGAGTGTTTATCAGTTCCCTCAGGTTGATATCTTCGGACTCGAGCTGAGAGCAAAGATATCCAAACAACCCTTCTCCGTCGATATTGCGGAATTGCTTTGCAGTCTCCTTCGAGAAGCGAGCGACGATTTCTTTGTCGTACGGGCACTTCTCTTTATCGTACTGTGATCTTGTAAGAACTGGGCGATAGTCGAGAATCTTTAACAAGGTTGCAGATTTCCCGTATTCCGAGAACATCCCAAGCTTCACCATGTTCCGTAGCTGGGTTTCGTTTATCCCATCAGCCAAGCAGTTTTCTGCACATTTTTGGAATGCGGTTTGTGCATTTTTTGCATTATTTTGGAGTATGGTTGCTACGTCCGATCCAAAGCCCTTGAAGGTTTGAAGTCCAAGATGAACCACACCGTCCTTGCAGTAGGTTCTGTTCTGCGCTTCATCCCATTTGTCGATAACGAACTCCAAGCCCATCCTGCGCCCTTCGGCTACACATCCTGCAATATCGTCGGTGTCTTCATAGGAATTTATCATTCCTGTGAAGAACTCAGCCGTGTGATGAACCTTCAGGTACATTGAGATATACGCGGTAAGCGCATAAGCAGTTGAATGCGAATTGCAAACGACTAATCCCGTTGATGTCACAAAGTTGTGCATCGGGTCAGCCATCTCAACGTCGTAGGATTCTTCGAGGCAGGAAAACGTAACCGATTGAACTTTCGACAGACGATATCTCTTTCCATATTTGACATCGTATGTGTAAAGTAAGTCACCTATTTCAACCTGTTCGGCTTTTACAATACCGTTGGTTGTAGGTATCTTATGGTTGGGCGTGCACTCAACGTAGCGTCCGTTCTCTGTTTCGATTTTGTAAAGATATCTTTTCCCGGCTGGTGTTACGGCAACAATCTTGTTGTGCTTCATCAACCCGTGGTGAAGCGATATTCCCTCTGAAGGGATCAGCGAAGAATCCTCAGCCATTTCTGCGACAGTCGGAGAGAATGTTCCATCTGGCAGCAGGATCCTTGTATCGCCTCTTACGCATTTGTTGAATGAGTACCTTGCGAATTCGAGGATCGTGTTCCAAAGCGTGTCGACCTGCTCTTGAGTCCAGCCTCTTCTCATCAGACCGTTCTTTAGTTCTGGCTCGATTTTTGCCATAAGCTCGGGCTTCTTTTTTGCAGTAGCCTTTCTTAGCTCATCGGGGTTGCGTAATCCTGCGAGCCTACCGATTTCAATCAACTGCTCTTGAAATACGATGATGCCGTAGGTGTTGGCGAGTATCGGACGAAGGTCGTCGTTCAGATAAACGATTTCCTCTTTGCCGTTCTTTCTATTGACGTAGTTATCAATGTAGTTCTTGGCACCGGGACGATACAGAGCGTTTGCTGCCGAGAGGTTTTCGATGGAGTCACAGCTCATATCCTTCAGCATTTTTTTCATTCCGTCAGACTCGAACTGGAATATACAGTCGGTGTTGCCTTGTTTGAACTCGTTCCACACGTCTTCGTCGTGAAGATTGATCTTCGTCGGGGTTATGTAGTCATAATCCTTGCCGATCATTTCAAGCGTGTCGTATATGGCATCGAGCGTTCTAAGTCCGAGTAAGTCTATCTTGACCAGTCCGAGGTCGTCAGCCGTATGCATATCGCCCTGCAGAACCCACGTCTTTTTGTTGTCGTTGAACTCGATGGCGTTATAACGCATCGCCGGTTCTACGCAAACGCAAACTCCGCAAGGGTGAACACCGAACGATTTCGGTAGGCCCGAAAGAGCCGAAGCGTATTCAAAGAGTTGCGGGTATTTACCACGATATTCGTTCAGCAAGCCCATCGACAGGGCTTCATCAATCGTCTCATTGTTGAGGTGCTTGGTGATCTCGTTCGTAACTTCGAACGGTATGCCGAGGACTTTGCCTATATCCTTTATGGCACCTTTAGCCCAGATGTACGAGAACTGACCAAGGTTTACAACGTGGTCGTCGCCGTACTTTGTGATTATGAATTGAAGAACTTTGTCTCGCTCGCTCGGCGAGAAGTCAAGATCAAAATCCGGGATCTTGAGTTCTTTTTTCGTTATCGTCTTTTCTCTCAGCAAATCGAGAGCGCCGACATCAATGAACCTTTCGAAGTATAGCTTGTACTTGATTGGGTCAACATCAACAATGTTGCAGAGGTATGCCAGTAGACTACCGGCCCCGCTTCCTCTCGCCAAACCACGCCGTTTAACAGAGTTTCCGTAGCTATGAACCAGCAAATAATATCCGATGAAGCCCATTTCGCTTATGGCGTTCATCTCGTATCTTGCACGTTCAATGTAGAGGTCACGATAATCCTTTGCCGTTTTGCAGTCAACTGGTATTACGTCCGAGCCTTCCGGCAGGTCGCTCATGTAGTTCTTCCATTCGTCGAGCGTCCAGTTCTTGAAGCCTTTCGCCTCGAATCCCTTGTTGCAGAGGTCTTGAAGCCATTGTTTTTCGCTTTTGTACTGAGCCGGCACATCAACGTGGGGCATAATCGGCGCCGAAAGTGGAATTGTGTTCTCGCATTTGTCGGCAATCTTGTGCGTATTGGCTATTGCAATGTCGTTGTACTTCCTCGTCTTCCAGCATATCTTGTGGATTTCGTCCTCGGATTGTACAAAGCAGTCTTCGTATGTTTCGCCAGCTTCACGCTGAGTTCCGATTTGAACAAACATTGAGTGATATTTCTGATCACTTTCGTTCAAGTAGTGAGCGTCGGTGGTCACAACATACTCAATTCCGAGTTCGCTGGCAAGATCAACAACAGCCTTGTTTAAGGACTGCTGCTCGTTGTTTCGGTGTGACTGATATTCGAGATAATAATCATCGCCGAACAGTTCCTTGTATTTCAGAGCGATTGTTCTGGCTCCATCGAAATCTTCAAGTGCTAAAGCCCTTTGAACTTCTCCGGCCATACACGCCGACAGGCAGATCAGCCCGTCGTGGTGTTGCTTCAGCAGTTCAAAATCAATGCGAGGCTTGCCGTAATATCGATGTAGCGTCGATTCCGACACAAGTTTATTAAGGTTTTGCCGACCGGTTTCGTCCTTGCACAACAGGATGAGGTGGTAGTATTTACTGTCTTTGTTCGTCACATTCACATCGTCGCAAATGTAAACCTCACATCCGTTGATCACCTTTATCCCCATCTTGCTGAGTGTTGAGTATGCTTCAACACAAGCGTACAGGTTCCCGTGGTCTGTTATGGCCACGGTGTCCTGTCCGAGTTCGAGAAGTTTCTTGCCGAGGCTCTCGATGTTTATCATCGCGTCAAGCAGACTATACTTCGTGTGCAGATGAAGTTGTACCATCGTCTTCCTCGCTTTCGTATATCTTGTATTCGCAGGTGTTTCTGAATCCACAGAGATTATTACAGTAGAAGTAGTCTTCCCTGCTTTGGAATTCGTCGTCCTTTGAAATTTCCGAGATTTTTTCTGTTGCCCATTTAAGGGCTTTTTCGAGTCCGGCTTCAGTAAACGGGATCGAATACCACGCCTTGGCTTTGAAATAATTCCAAGTAAGCTGCACCGGATACACGCCGAGCTCGTCGTGTATCGCTTTCGCATACAGGAACATCTGGTTTTCATAGTGCTGCTGCTGATCAGCACAAGCCTTGAGAAGCTTGCCGGTTTTGCTAAACGGATACTTCGAAGACTTGTGGTCTACGATAACCAGATCGCCAGATTCTTTGTTCTTGAGCAACAGGTCTATGTATCCGACAAAGGGTTCTCCATTGATTTCGAATTTTACTTCTTTCTCCACTCCGAGTATATCGAACTCGTCGAATATCCAATCGAATGAAACTTCGGCAAGATAGTCAAGTCCTTTTTCGAAGTAGCTATCGATTATGCTGCTCGGAGCATCGTCGCATATCTCATATGGGTAATACTCCATATAATAGTTGACCGCTTCTTCATAGGTGATTTCGTGGTTCAGCAGTTCTTCAAGCAGCTTGTGTATCAGAGAACCGAAGGAGGCATAGAAGTTATCTATGCTCTCCCGCTTCTCTATGTACTGCAAGTAGTATTGATATGGGCATTGCTCGTACGATGATATACGAGAGAATGACCACCTATCAGACATTGCCAGTTAAGGCGTCGTAGAGTTCGCCGATGGATCTGATTGCAACGACCTTGCCGTTTATGGTGTAGTTGGCATCTTCGGCTGCGCCGTAGTTCGCGTCGTATACAAACGACACGATCAGTCCATCATGGTCGCCCATGCTTTCTGCGAGAACATCGAGCGCAAGTCCAAGACCGCCGCTATAAACCATCGTAGGCTCTCCGCAGAATTCCTCGAGCGCTTCGTTGAGTCTGGTTTCTTTCAGATCGAGAGCTCTGTACGTCTCCAAGAACTCAATAAACTTTTCCTTTGAGATCATTTTTAAACCTTCCTTTTGTTTTCGTAGAGCTCAAGCCATACATCCTTGCCACAATCCACCGGAGCGTTCTTAGCTTCGGCTCCACCAAGCAAGTTGTTTTTGTCCTCTATGACATACACATTTACGAAGTGCTTGAGCATTTCAATGTTCCTTCTTATCGTCTGATCGTTGTAAGACACGTCAGAATCGTAAGCAAATACACAATCAAAGCCACGTTTGATGAGAACCCGGATTTGCTCGTCTGTGAGCGAATGTTTCTCGGCTGAGACGCAATTTTTCGTCCCGTAGCCATATGCTTTCATCACAGACTTGATTCCCTCGAAGATTATTATCTCTCCTTTCTCCTCGGCATACGGCCTTGTGATCTCGAGCGATTGCAAGTAGTCCATTGTGCCGACCGAGTAGTAGAAGATATACTTAGGGACTCCGAGCTTTTTGTAATCGGGGTTTCTCGTTCTGCCTTTGATGTTGATGAGATTGCCGTTTGTGTCCCGCACCGGATAGACTATTCTGTTCGCGTCCTTGTCGATCCGAATATCGAACAGCTTCATAGTATCCACGGTAATCCCTTCGTCAATCCATTCCTGCGGATACTCTTTTGCGAACTTGTCATATTCGCTATAATCAAGTATCCGTCTTTCGAATGTTTGATCCAGACGTTGTCTCCTTAGCGCTCTGTTGAACAGGACTGTCTGTGATTGGCACATCTTTTGGATATCAAGCTTAGCCAACACAGCAGCCTTTGCAACAGCCTCGTCGTACTCGAGGTGCTCCACTTTTTCGAGCCATTGAATAATGGTCCCACCAGCCCCGCATGAGTGGCAGT